GTAAGCACTTCCTCTCAACGAAGCAAGCGCCAAGCGCGCTAGCGTTGAGAAGAGCGGGTTCCTCTTCGGTAGGAAGGGAACGCGTCTTGCTCCGGAAGGTCGGATTCGACCTTACGGAGGGGTGGGGGGAGATCTCCCCCCCGGTCGTCGAGACGGCCGATCGAGTAGTGGGCGAAAGCCTAACTACTCTCTCCGATAACACTCCTCTTTTCGAAGAGGATTATCTAGGATCTTCTGAGGTCTCGCCGACATCAGAAGATCTCTCCCCCCTCTTACGAGAGGGAGGAGCATTACCCGCCAAGCCGAAATCCAGACTTGTGCGGGTAAAGTACGAAGACCCGTGGAAAATCCACGCGTCTATGGTACTACAACAGTCGTTAGGGCAACCCCTCCCGACCGTCGTATCTTGGAATGGGGACGGTATTCGCCTCCAAGACAAGCTCCGTCCAGACCTTTTCGGTCCGTACGGGCCCACAGAATTGAAGAACCCTCTTCACCTGTGGGAAGTGAAAGACCACAACCTTAAGGCGTGGTTCATTTCACATCATACTCACTGGGGTGCTGCCCTATGGAGTTATGCGCGGGATAAAGAGTCGGAATTCCACTCTTTTGCCGTTAACCTGAAACGTCGGGTTCTCCGACTGATTTCCGGTGGTCACGATCCACTCTGGCCGAGTGGTTTTCGCGAAAGACTTTGGGCGAGCCAAGAGGCTCGAGACCCAAAGAAACGCGTTTTGAGGCTCATCGAGCTACTCAAAACAGTCGACGGGATGTTTCTCCAGAGGTACCTGGTGTTTCCCGAAGAAGTATGGAATTGGGAGAAATACGACCTATTCATACTCCAAGGGATCTCTCTCCTGATCGGAGATGAGTTCCTGGATGGTGAGCTCACTGCAGAAGCAATGAAGCTTACCACTGTCTTCTCAACCCTAAAAAAGTTGAGAAAATCCTTCAAGATGCATGCGAACCGCATGAGCCTTGGGGAGTTTGCCCGTGAGCTTGACCAACAGTCGAAGCATTGGGCAAAGGCTTTCTTTTCCCAGCTATATCGCCGGGTAGCAAAGCAAGAAGGGACGCTCTACGCCTTTAACGTAGGCCTCCTTTCGCAGACACGAGGTGCGGGTCGACCCCCACCCCTCGTGACACTCCAGTCGAAACGTGATTTTATAATCACCACCTCGACTGCACCACCACCAATGTCAAAAACTTCGGAGACATTGGTAATGTCCGCCCTGGACAAGATCCTAGATGATCTTCCACAGGACGCGTTTACTGGCTTGTCCACAAAGGCACGAGTCACAGTAGCAACCTCCGCTTCCTGGGAATCAACCAGGAAGCAAGGAGGAACCGCCGAGGCGATCAGGGAGACCCTGACGCAATACTCGGAGGACAACCCTGTTCCAGTGCGGTCACTGGAGACGGGGAAGATCGAACGTTACGTCGCACCAAGTGCGTTCGAAACGATCGGAGAACTGATATTCTGGGTTTCCCTAGATGTCGTTCTCAAAACACCGTTAGATATGCTGAGGCATATTTTCGTAACGGTGGTATTAGAACCCGGTAAGGCCAGAACGGTCACCAAGGGTCTAGCTTGTCTGAAGATTGTCTTAGACGTCGTCAACAAGATCTGTTCATGGCCCCTGAAGAAAGGGGTAGAGAGCAGCGCGAGCGGGATGGGTAAATCCAATCACGCTTGGAACTTCTTTATTCGGATGATGTCCGATGAAATGAAGGAAGACCTCTTTTCTGTCCAATCTAGACAGGAAGAGGAATTCGAAGGTTATGTCGAAAGGACAGACACCTACGAGGACTTCTTTGTGTCTTCAACGGACTACAAGGAAGCGACCGACGGTATGACGCATGATTTTGCGAAAATCGCCGGGAACCGGTGGATGACTAAATGCGGAATACCGCCCATCCTCCGGGGAATCGTTAACGCGACCTGTTACGGTCCGCGCACGGTTGTCTTTACCGCGACAGGAGGCCTGTCGGGGTACGGAAAGGAATCAGATTTAGGCGAGAACCTTAGGTCTGTTTCCGCAGTGAGAGGTATTCCCATGGGAGACCCCCTCACTAAGGTCGTGCTCCACCTTAGCAATATGGTGGCACGATCCATCGGAGAAGGGATGTTCGATGCATCCTTTTACCGGCGCTTCGAAAACCAAGCTGAGGCTTTCGAAGCGTTCCATGCCGAATTATTTCGGCGTGGAAAGCCCAAATCCAATAACTGAGTTACGTCCCTGGGCTAGCGCAACAGTTCGGACCCCTATAAGGGGTACTACTAC